ATTAAAACAAGAGATTGCCAAAACAGCCAGAGGCACTACACAGTCTCCCTCAGAGATTGGTTCTAGTAGATTCTCTTCTGATATCTCTGGAGTGCAATTGGTTGAACCCCCATATCCTCCTGAATTGCTTGCGGTATTTTTGGAAATTGATGAAACCCATGCGAGATGCGTTCGCACAAAAGTCGTAGATTCGGTTGGTCGAGATTTTGAGATTTTGCCTAGAGTTACGGTGGCTCCTGATGAATCTAATAAGAAACCGTTAGCTCCAGGTGCAGGACAGAATCCAGAACCTGATGGTGTACCAGGTCCAAGTAGTGCTGATGTGTCTCCAAAGAATGGAAAGACTTCGGGGCGAAAGACTCTGCTACAGAAGATAGCCAACTTAGCAGGCTCACGACTTAGACCTCAGACTACTCGAAAGCAGGGCGTCTCTCAGGAAGAGATTGATGAAGAGACTAGGTTAGTAGAGGACTTCATTGAAGATGCCAATGATGTGTTGGGTTTTGAGGGTGTTCTTGATCGGGCGGCGATGGATTACGAGGCTATCGGCTGGGCGGCTATCGAGGTTATTCGCTCTAAGGATTTTGTTGTTCGACGTATTGCTCATATACCGGCTGTTAGAGTGCGAGTGATGAAAGGCTGGAAGGGTTTTGTCGAGATCATGGACAGCACGGGTGAGGGCGTGAACGGTTCGGGTCTTGAGGGTGGGCGGTTCATGTACTACCAAGCGTTTGGAGAGAAGGTACGTTCTAAAGAACTTGATCCTTTGACAAAGGAACCCGCTCCATATGATCCCCGTAAGCATGGTCCGATTGATCCTGAAAAGTTGTCGTGGAACTTGATTGATAGAGACACGGGCAAACCTACTGATGATATGTCTAAGGCAGCGAATGAGATCATTTGGGTGCCGAGACATCATATCAACACGATTTACTACGGTTATACTGACATAGTTCCTGCCTTGGGTTGGTTGTTGGCCAACGTCCATATTAGGGATTACTTGTTGCAGTTCTTTGAGCATAATACAGTACCTCGATATGCTGTGATCATCGAAGGGGCCCGACTCTCGGAATCTGTGAAGAAAGCGATTACGTCTTATTTTGGTACGCATGTAAAGGGCAAGGCCCATAAGACTCTGATCATTCCGATTCCGGCGATGCGTGGTGAGGTGAATGTTCGTTTTGAGAGACTTGATGCCGACACAAAAGAGGGTTCTTTCCAGGATACTAAGAAGAATAATGCTCAGTCCATAATGACGGCTCATGGAGTGAGTCCTGCAATTATTGGTATTGCGGAATCGAGTGAACTCGGTTCGGGTAAAGGATTGTCTCAAGCAGAGATTTACAAAGACAGGATTGTGACACCTTCACAGCGGTATTGGGCGAGAAAACTCAACAAGTTGTTGAAGATAGGATTGGGAGTGCATCTGATTGCACTCAAGTTCAATCCTCTTGACATTCGGGATATGGAAGCAGAACAGCGGGTACTTGCTGGTTACATGGATCGAGGATGTTTAACGATCAATCAAGTACGTAAGAAGGCAGGTCTTGGTGAACCTATTCCTGGTGGAGATCGTGCGTTTATTCAGACGCCAGCAGGTTTGATGTTTGTAGATGAAATGACGGAGGCGATGGGGGATGAGCGGGAGGAACTTGAACGACAGATTGAAGAGACTAAGAATGAGATGGCTATGAAGGCAGTTGAGGTAAAAGCTCAGCAACAGAGTGAGAAGGTTGCAGCCGATGCCAGAATGTCTCAGGTGAAAGCAGCGGGAGTGGCTAAGAATGGTAGTAGCGGTAACGGAGCAAAGCCGACTGCGGGCCCAGCTAGTAAGAAGGCAAAACCGGCTGCTGGTCGTTAATGCAGCCTCTTCGGGTATTCGACTTTGGCAGGAAAGACATCTTCAGCGGATTCTAGCAAAGAAGTTTACTGACTGGCGAGCCAAGCTCTCTCGTGCCTTGGTTCGATCAGGTGCCCTTGACTTAGCAGCCGCTCAGGCACGTCAGATCAAGCGTATGCCTATCCCACGAAAGGATAAGCGACGACTTGCCGAGGAGTCTCTCGATGCCCTCTTTCAGCCCCTGTTGGCTGATATGCAGGACTCTGACGAGAGACATGCCATTCAGTATCAGGTGCGTTTACACTGGATGAGGATGTTTGAGTATGGAGCCGTTACGGCTCTACAATCTCTTGGCTTTTCTGCAACTTCGCGGCGGGTCGAAGAGATGCAGAAGCAAGCAACCGCTTCTAAGACTCTTGTCCAGAAGGCTGCGGGTGACGTGGTTTTTGAGATCACAGATCAAGAGATCACAGATGCCATAGGAAACCGGATCACAGTGGTCGGGGCGACGACTACGCAGGCTCAGGTATTAGACGCTAGGAACATGATTCGGGATGAGGTGTATCTCGGAACAAGTTCAACTCAGGCAGTAGCTGAAAAGCTTGCAAGTGCCCAGGGTTTTCCTCTTTGGTACTCTCACAGAATTGCTAGGACTGAAGCTCAGCAATCTTTTCAGTTGGCGATGTTCAACACGTTTCAGCGGAGTGGCGTTAAGAAGCATGAATGGGTTACTGTCGGGGATAATCGAGTAAGACCTCAGCATGAGGCTAATGAACTGGGTGGCCCTGTAAAATTAGGTGATAACTTTCCAAGTGGAGAGATATATCCAGGGCAGTCGAGTCCGAATTGTAGATGTAGTCTGACTCCTGATCTGTCTGATCCGAATATACTGTTGGAGCCTTGGAACGGAAGTGCTGGGCCGTATAAGATAGGACCACAGCCAACGAAGCCTTTGAAACCACCTTTAAGCAAGGTATTTCCAAAGAAACCACAACCTTTGCCTAAGGTACAACCTACTCCTGTAGCAGAGCCAATGGTTCCAGTAACGCCTACGAAGGTCACGCCGTTATCAGAGACTGAGAAGTTGCAAGAGAAGTTAGCAAAGCTAAAGGCTAAGAGAATTACAGCAGAGAAAGAACTTGCTGCAACAAAGAAGCGAATCGCTGCGGGGAAAAAGAAGCCAGTTAAGAAGCCAGTGAAAACGCCGAAAAAGCTTAAGGTCGTAAAGACACCAAGAGAATTGATAGGGGTAAGTGACGTTGTTGCTGATAGTGCGGTACAGCGGGAAACTTTGGAAGAGATTTTAGACGAATTAGGCACACGGCCTAAGTTGGTTAAATTGATGGAAGAGACTTCCATAAAAGTCCGAAGTGGTAAATTGCGGGCAGGTCGTCTTGGTGAGTACGTTGACAATAGGATTGTAATTTCAGATAAAACGCGAAAGGTATCAGCAGACTTGAAGATAGGTAAATGGTCTGTTGACGAGTCAGTAGCGGGTAGTTTGCGACATGAGTATGGTCATGCTGTTCTTGATAACGTAGATAATGAGGTCTTGGAGGAGTGGATAAAGGTTGTTCGTAAGCAGTCAAAGAAAGCACGATTGAGCGTGTCTGAATACGGAGCAACTGATGGGCACGAATTATTTTCTGAGGCATTTAGTGCATTTACTCATCCAGAGTATGTAAAGGGCACGTTGCCTTCTGAGATTGAGAACTTTTTAATCAAGCACATAGGAAACTAATATGCTAGAACGCCCACAATGTCATAAGAGAAGGTGTAAGCATTTTATTGGAGCGAAGAATGATGGAACGGAAATAACGGAGCGTGTTGTGTGTAAGGCGTTTCCAGATAAGATCCCAGATGACATAGCGTATGGTAGTAATCTTCATCTGACTCCGGTGAAGGGTGATCACGGGATTCAGTATGAGAAGGAAGAGGACTAGGAGCAAATGATGTACTACGTTCTAGCTTTTGTTGCGGGTATGGCTGCGGGCGGTCTCTGGGTCTATGTCTTAGAGTGTTGGAGGGCGTAGAGAGTGAGTGCAATCGATTGAACTCAAAGGACTTAGAACAAAGTTTGAGAAAGTGTTAAACTGGTCTTGACGCAGGAGGATGAGGGGATAGAATTGCGAATGTGCAGGTTTAGTATATATAGGGAGGGTGATGGATGCCAACCCCGGTACGAGAGCTTTTGCATTTCGCAGCCCCGTTTGCTGTTTCGGTAGAGGGGGAAGGGACAGGCAAGGCTATAGATAGAGTCCTGTTAAAGGGATTCGCTTCTGTTGAAACTGATGATCGTTCGGGAGACCGGACAGATCCTCTTGAGTTCAACATTGATGAGTTCATGGCAGCACCAACGCTGCTTATCAACCATCAATTCTGGGTAGATGCCATGGGCAACCGAGTAGCCATCGGTAAGCCTCTGACCATGCACGCCGCAAAGCTGCGATCAATTGATGGCAATGACACTGATTGGGCTATTATTGATCTTCGCACTAAGAAGCAAATCAACACGTTTCCCCGAGATAAAGTACCT